CCAGTATTATAAATATTATTAATAAAACTATTTTAAATGTCTTACTTACTTTTTTCATCCATATACCCCACAACAACTAAATTTTTCCATAAAGAAATAATGATACACGCTAAATCCTATTACAACACCCATACTCATTCCTATGAATAACATCACATATTTTATCATTGTTCGCCTGTTGTTTAAATATAGTTGGATATATGGGAGATCAATAAATATATAATTGCTATTAAAACCAAGATTCTGTACTGCAATTCATACCTATTAAACCAGCTAAGTAGTGCTTTTTTTAAGTTATTAATCATCTTTTTGAATTATATCATAGAACATACGGTCAGTGTCATCTGTGGTCCAATTTTTATTTTCCACGCTCCATTCAGATGTTTGAGTTTTATAATCAGGCCACTCCTTTTTAGTAGTAAAATTACCGACATGCCATAACACACGATTATTGGGTTGAATGGCGTAATTACCATTGTTTAGAGCAATAAAATGACCACACTTATGTTCTTGAGGAATTTCTGAGTGATCTACATCTAGTATATTAGGTTCAGGATGAGCCCAATCGATAGTGAAAAGATATTCACCTGTATAAAATTTTTTGTCTTTACCTAAATATTTACACTCTTGACCTGCTAAGAAATCAAAAACAGTAATAGCAGGGTAGTAACTAAAAGAATCCCAAAGCTCCAACTCATCAAGTCGCATCCTAGGAACTTGTAATATATCATATGCTCTCTGAATGAACGCTGAAATAGGGAGTCGATAATAGATTGCACCGTTCGGGAGCAAGCAGTGAAATAAGACGGCTTTTCCTGCCATCGATGCCAAGCCGAAGATAACACAGTCTTCCACTTCTCCATGATGGCTTTTAAGATCATAGAGATATTCTTTTCGGACCTGTGCATACAGCACTGGGATGTTTGCATTCAGGTAAGCCATTCAACATAAAATCCCTAGTTAACTAAAAAATAAATAGCTATAATCACTACTACAACCGCAGCAGAGATTTTTGGATTAGCTTTTGCTAATGCCCATACTTGTTTTACTTTCTCCATATTACCTCCTAATTAGAGTCTAATTACAGTTATTCTTGTCTAAGTCAATCGGTTTATCACTACCATAAAACCATATCCATGATGAAATCTTAGTTCCATCTTGTGTATAGGTACACTTTTTGCCTACCGAGCAGGCGCTTAAAGCGAATAGTAGTGCAAGTATTAAAAATAATTTATTCATTTTGCTCCTTTGGTATTATTGTTACAAAACTTTGTTCATACGTTTGTTGTTCTGCGCGCTGTTGTTCTTCTTGTTGACAACACTCGCCTTTTTCTTCTTTTTCTTTTGAGTGCATCCCACAGCATTTTTTTTCCTTTATTGACACGTTTCACACTCTTCCTTGCAATCACAATTATTACAAGAACATATTCCATATATATCAGAATGTTCCTTTAAAGAACAGTGACAATTACAGTTACAGTTCTTGCATGTATCCATTATGTTCCTTTAAATGTGATTGATTAATCGTAGAAAACGGTGACAAAGCTTACTCCGCCAGTAATGGCGATATAAGGTCCAGATGAACTGGTACAACGAATACCTGGTTCTGGTATAATAGTTTGATATTCTCCAATGGCTGCCGCCGTATTAATAGTACATCTTAAGGTACCTGTAGCTCCGCCATCTCGTAGCAGAACCGTTCCTGCTGTACCGCTGTGGGCGACATAGATACTTTTGATTCTAGCCGAACCCCCAACGACTGCACCGTCAGCAGCTAGTTGTGTAGATTGAATTGTTGTAAATCCCATAATTTTTATCTCCTAATGTTGTGAGCTCCCGAAGGAGCTCACATTATTTTATTAGCTTATGTTTCTATTTTGTAAATACAAAACAGTAACCGTACAAGCTCCAGCCGTAGCTACAGTTCCAGTTTGATTGTAAGTAGCTGTGACAGTAATGTCAGAAGTACCTATATCAATTAAGTTTCCAACTTGGGAAATATCTGAAGTAGCCAGAACTCTTCCTAATGTGCCAAGTGCTAAAGCATCAGCATATTGGTCAGCAGTAGAACCATCTCCAAGATCTAGTGTGTTTGTAGTAGCCGCATCAAATACAGTAGTTATGTCCACAGTGATTTGGAAAATTTGGCTATTTGCTGGTAATGTTGCAATGTCAGTTGTAGTGCCATTAGCTGCAAAAACAACGTTAGCTGATTGTGCCATTAACACAAAACCTGTGTTTGCCACATTTGTACCAACAGTAGTTCCAGTGGTATTATTTATCGTGCCAGCTTTTACTGGACCCGAAAATGTAGTTGTTGCCATAATTATAATCCTCCTAGATTATGTAGATCTAGTCTCTAGGCCGTCGACTATACGCGTCTAGATCTAATTAATAATTGTATAGTGTTTATATTATACCCAAAAAAAAGGGGCGATACTAGACCGCCCCTTAATGTGATTTTATTGAAAAATCTACTTAAATTACGCCGCTCCTGGAGTTCCGAAGATTCCTCTAGGATCAGACCACCCAAAAGTGTATCTTTCTCTAGCTTTGAATCTCACGTTTCCAGTGTCGAAGTCGCCTTCGATAGCTGTCTTGATAGGTGCTCTAACGAAATGTTTTAGTCCGTTAGGTGCATCTGTAATCAAGAACCACGCATCAGTATCAGCTAAGAAGTGGTTCACATGATAACCTTGTGGTACCATCCCCATTTGATAAATTGCGTTGATATCATTATCAGCTGTTCCCGTTCTTTGAGGAGATCTCATAATTCTTTCAGCAGTGAATTGTAATTCTTTTGGAATTATCATTCTTTGTGCTTGAAGAGCTATTTTTAATCCTCTTTCGTCTACGAACGCTGCAATGTCTATCAGTGCTTGTTCAAGTGATGTTTCTGACAAATCAGCTGCTGTTGCCAGCGCGTTAGACCACGTACCTCCAGTTGATAGAGCGTGATTGGTTACGCATAAAAACGAACCATCTCCTCCAGTACCTGAAGTGAAAGCGTTGTTAAGAATTGTAGCACCTTTAACTTGTTTAGTATGTGCCATTGATCTTGCCAATGCTCTTGTGTATCTAGCCGCTAGTCTGTCGTACAGATTGTCTTCGATAGCTTCCTCAGTGATTGCAAAAGCGAGAGCAATTGTCTCGTTAGTGTATCTTGCTGTGTAAACTTCTTTCGCATCGTCGAAAGTAACCATCGCGCCTTCAGTTTTAGTAGCCGCAGCTCCAAAACCAGAAAGCATGACTTCTTCTTCGAACGCACGATCAGACGTTTCTGTAGCGAAAATCATCGCTGCTTCATTGTCGTATCTATTGTATTCCAGGCCAAATAGTGCATTTAAACCTGGCTCTAGTTCTTTAACTAGCTGTGCTCGTGATATTGCCATATTATTATGCTCCTATTATGCTAAGCCTGCCGTACCAGTCTTATAAAAGTGGTTATTAATTCTAACTAACACGTCTACATTTACTGAGCCTGCATCAGAATTATCTACATCTTGAGAGATGTCAATTGCCTGAAGGACTGTTGTAATTTGTATACCTGAAGCAGAATAGTCTAACTGAACTTTAGAAGTACCAGTAACGGTGTTGCCCGTGACATTAGTTACGTGAAAATTTTTGAAAATATCAGCAACTGCGAATGCCCCATCAGAATCTATCTTGTAAACTTGATCCGGTGAATCAATAACGAATGCTATAATATCACTCGCTGCGATTGAACCAGGATAATAGTTTTTCCAAGTAGGCTTCGATGTTGTCGGGTCTGTATAGAAGCAACCATTAAAAACACCTACGACAGGTGTACCGCTGCCAGCTGTATGTCGTTCAATATGTCCACCAGTGACTGGAGTTACCAGATCACCTTGGAAAATTGCCGTTCCATACGAACTTGCTATACGATATCTGTTTTGAGTATTAATAAAATCGCTTCCGTCTAGTGTTCGGACTGGTTTCAGCCCAAACTTTTCCGCGACATTAGCCATGTCTTATTCTCCTTTGTTAAACAAATATCGGTAATGGACTATTACAAAAAAATTATTGTTTTCGTCCGCCACCAAAAGTTACCCGAGATTGTCTATCGATATTGATAGGCATACCCGGTCGTTGTTCCTTCATAAGATCAGCATCTACCGCGGATATTTGATCGGATGATATTCTTTTAAAATAATCCGAGCGCGATCTTGCGATCTCTTCTGGTATCCTTGCCAACACAAGGCCTCCAACCCCAATCAGACCAGCGTATTTTCCTTCATGAATTTTGGGATATTCATTT